AGCCCCGTAGCGCAAACCAGGGGACGTACTTCTCAACTGACTTACCCACCGGGGAACTGACTACGCCATGTTTTGTGTACTCACGATCACCCACAATGAACGTGCCGTTCTTAGTCCATCCAAAACGAGTATGCACATCATCCGCCTTCATTCTGAGTTGAAGTTCTTGAATCGACTTGCCCACATAAGTCTGCAACTTGACAAGCTGCGCCTGGGCGAAGACTGCTACACCTTCTGCACTGAGCTTGTCCCGGAACTTGTCCAATGCACCGATGTCTTTTTGCGGAACCATGAAGTCCCGCACTGCATCATTAGGCAGGTGGTGGCGGAGCCAAACCACATCCCCTAACTCCGACTCTCGCATCCGTTTGTATACGTAGAGGTCATAGGGGTAGACTACCTCGGACTTCATCTCATCGCCAACTTTAACGTCGGTATAGACCCCGCCGTTCGCTCCACGGTAGTAGGGCCACGGGTATGCAGGAATCTCAAACTTCTTCTCTGCGATAATAATCTCAGTAGGCCCCGGTGGCGCAGCTTTGATCGCAGCACCGAGTTGGATCGGGGACGTTATCTTGCCACTATGCGGACAACCCGCGCACAGTGACGCAGTCTCCATGCCCTGAAAAGTCTCACAGGTATACGGACCCTTCGTGCCAATAGCCTTTCGCTCGGTTTCATCCGCCGAGTAATTCGGGTGCTTCTCCGACACCGCATGGATGGCCCAGTCACGGTCTTCGCAGTGTTGTGCAACCGAAAGTACGCCCCGCCAGACAGGCTCTGGTAGCGTATCAGATTGGTCAATCGCGTTTTGTATTTGCGCACAGCCATCTCCCTTGACTGATTTAGTCCAAATTATTTCGAACTTGCTAATTCGGTTAGGGTCACCACCTGCCAAACTTTTTGTCAGGCTCGATGGTGAAGTCTTTGAGATAGCCTTTGCCTTGTCAAAAGCAAAGATCTCTGGTGCCCCAATAGCCTTCTTCAGTTCTTCAAAGTCGTATTGGGTGATTGGGGTGAGCAGCGTAACGGTGCTACCGTTCTTGGAGTTGATCGTCTCAGGTACACGCAGGACGCGAACTGCATCCGCAGTGCAGACAGGATCAGCTTTGAAGTCGTGCTCTTTGCAGAGCGCTTTGAGTCCGCTGGCTACCTCGATCCATGAGTGGACAGGTACAGCGTCGAAGAAAATCCAGTGGGCGTGTAGGCCGTTGCCCGAATCCACGATGGTGGGACGAGGCAGGTTTGTTGTCTTACAAAACTCTCTCAGTGCTTGTGCACCCTCGCCCTTGTCAGCGTAGGGCTTGTTGGGACCGCAGTCCACATCAATGTACAGTTCTCTCTTGGCTACAGCGTTTTCCGATGTTGCGGTGTCTCCTGCCCCAAACCCAGCAGTGACGTAATAAACATCGTATCCATTATCAACATAAGTCTGTATCTCATCGGCCATATCTTGGACTGACGAGAAGAACCGATTGAATGCGCTGCCTGTTGCCTTCTTGATTATTCTGAGAGAGTACCGCGTTCCTTCTGGGAGAATGCCTTCTAGGAATCTAAGTTGAGACATGGTGACGAAGGGGTAACCACAGACGCAGGGTCGTGGTTCGGGTGGCGGGGGGCTGGTCAGGCCGGAGGAAGAAGGCGACGATAGTACGTCAGCACCTTGTCGCGCAAGTGCTTTCCGACCTCGTGTTTACCCGAGAACCACCGATAGACAGCGGCCTTGGAAACGTCGAGGTCAGTGCACACTTGCGCGACAGGATGCTTGAGGTATATGCACAGGCGTCCGAGTTGGACGCCCAGCATCGCCGGATCTGCATCCGCGTTCAGCCGAACGATCTTCGCTGAGTAGGTCATGGTGACAAAGAGGGGGCCGTAGCCCCCCGCCTTACTCAGTCGTCAGCGTCATCACCCCAGTCGGACAGGATCGACTTCACGCTCACAGGTGCTGCCGCTTTGGCTTCCCGCACCACGGGCTCCTCGACCACCTCAACGGCGGCGGGTTCAGCCTTCTTGGGCTTCTCCACCTTGAACTCAGCCTTGGCAGCGGGCGCTGCGGCTTTGGGCTGGATGAACACAGGCTGCTCCACAGGAGCGGGCGCAGGGGCAGCGGCTTCCGGCGTACCGTCAATTTCCGCAACGGTCATCGTGACTGCTTCGATGGCGGCAGGCTCATCCATGCGGGCCTTGACCATCTCCCACTCGTGCTCTTCCAGCGGGCGCACGGCGCTGAACACCAGCTTCATGTTGGCAGAAGTGTCGAAGCGCATCTCGGTCACCACTGCGTTGACTTCGATACCGTGACCGCCAAGGAAGCGTGCGTACTGCTGCAAGCCCATCTTGCGACCTTCGCCCTGGGCAAAGAGGCTCGACGCGTTGATGCTCATCGCGTAGATGTCACCCTGGATGTCGGAAGCCAGCAGCACTGCCAGACGACGGCTGTAACGGCAGGCCTTGGAGTCACCCTGCCCAGAGCCCTTGATGTCTTGCGGGCAACCCGTGCAGGACTTGTGCTGCGGGTTCTTGACGTTGGCGTGGGGCTTGGTGCTGTCATCAGACCAGCAGAGGGGGCGACCCTTCACACCCTTCTCATACTGAGAGCCGTAGAACGTACGGGCGTTGTTGTCCGACGCACGGACGACGATGATGTTCATGGCGCGGTCTTCGTTCACCGCGACCGACTTGCCACCCACCAGCATCGTGAAGACGTTGTTGTCAATACTGATGCGCTTGCTGCTGCCACCGCCCATCAGGGACTTGGTTAGCGAACTCAACTCACCCCTGCGCAGATGTGCAGGCAGTGCGTTACCGGATTGGAAAAGGGTCAGATCAGACATTAGGATCTCCTAACAGTTACTGTGTACTTGGATTCGACGTTCATACCCTTGGGCATTTGGTCGGGGTTTGCTTTGAGGTATTCCCCCATCGCACGTTGCGCAATGCGTCTCTCTAGCAGTTCAAGCGCGTTGTTCTCCTTGATGAAGTTGTGCATAGCCTCCCAGTCGGAGGTCCAGTAGCGTGTATCTACGCCACGAATTACCACGCCAACACCGGGGATGCTGACGTTGCCACCTGCACGCTTGCAGGCTTCTAGCAGGAAGTTCTCAACTACCCGCATCTGCTCTTTGATCTCTTTGTCTTTCGTCTCGTACTCAGCACTCAACACACTACGCGCATCGCGCATCTTGATGTAGGCCTTGACGAGCTTTTCAGTTGGAGGAAGTTCTTGGTCTTCCATGTTGGTCTCCTGATGAAGTGAGGGGATAAAGTTTACATCGCAACTTTTTAGGCGTCAAGCTCCTCCCGATAAAGATTGAGCAGGGTGTCCATGTCTTCGGTCTTGAGGTCCAGCGCGTCATAGAGCTTGCGCTCCACGTTGCAGCCACACAACCTCACGACGAGACAGGGGTTCTTCTGACCTGCCCGGTGCACGCGGGCGTTGGCTTGGTGCCAAATTTCGTTGGAGGTCACAGGACCCCACCAGACCACGGTGTTCGCTGCGTGTAGGGTCACGCCGTGCGATGCAGCCGCAGGCTGGATGAGCAGGATGCGGGGCTCGGGCTGGGTCTGGAAGTTCTTGAAGATCTCCGTGCGGTTGTTGACAGAGACCCCGCCGTGGATCACATCCACTGCGTACCCATCCTTGCGGAGCCGGTCGCGCAGCACCTCGATGGCGTGCCTGAACGGAACGAAGACCAGCACCTTGTGGGTGCTCTCCTCGATGGCTTCCACCAGCACGTTGTACCGGTGCGTGATGTCGAACTCCACCGTGTTGCCGTCGTCTGTGTACACCGCGCCACTGGCTACCTGCAATAGCTTGTTCAGGTTCGTCGCAGCATTAACGGAAGTGACGGTCTCCCCTGCCGCTGCCATGATGAACTGATCCTTCAGCATCTTGTAATACTTCGCCTGCTGCGGGGTCAACGACACTTCACGCGTGGTGTACAGCAGTTCAGGCAGGTCCAGGCACTCATCCTTGGTGAAGCGTATCGCGGGTTGAAGCACTCTGTTGACGACCTCCGCTGCGTTCTTCTTCGCCGCCCATTTGAACTGGGTGACCTTGTACATCACCTGATCTCTGAAGGAGTAGAAGTGCGGAGGTACGGAGGAAGGATTCAACATACGGGCTATGCCGTATGCGTCTATCGGAGACTGCGAAGCGGGGGTGCCGGTCGCCATCCATAACCACGTTTCTGGAGTGATGAGTGAGTTGATTGATTTCCATCTTTTAGTTGTAGCAGTCTTCACTGCATTAGCTTCGTCAATGATGACGAGGTCGAACCCCCCGGCCTTGAGTTCAGGCAGGACTGTCTCTACACCGTCGAAGTTGATGATGACGAACTCAGCCCCGGAGTTGATGACCTTGACCCGCTTGTCCCTGCTACCGTGTGCTACGTCCACAGTACGGTGCATGATGGTCTTGAACAGGTCCGCCTGCCATGCCGAGTTCATGATCGACAGCGGGCAGATGACCAGCACGCGTTTGACGTAGCCCTTGTCCAGCAGGTAGTCAGCAGCCCACGCGAAGCTGGCTGTCTTGCCCGTGCCTGGGTCGTTGAAGCAGAACGCCCTGCGGTGCAGGGTCATGAACGCTGCGGTCTCCCGTTGGTGGTCGAACGGCTTGAACAGCCCCGGCCATTTGTAGCGCCCCTCGATGGGTGAGGGGACGTTCTTGACCCCGAGGTTCTTCAGGACCTGAGCTTCCTCAAGCCCCCACCGCACCAGCACCTGCCCATCGTCCAGACGCCTGCTCTTGGGTATGGTGTTGAGCACCCGCTCGGGGTGCCGCAGTTTGAGCAGGAGCGCTTTACTGTCGATGATTTGCATTTGTTTTGTAGTAGGTCATGACAGCGCCGACAGCATCATGTACGGTAACGCCGCACAGTTGTGCTACGCTTGCGTACACATTTAGTGTTACTTCTAAAGCCTCTCGATTGTCCAAATCTTGGTCTTGAAGCATTTGAAGCATGAACCCGGCGATTTCTTTAAGTTCAGTTTGTGTAGCCATGATTACCTCAGTGGGAACTTAGCTTCTTCCTGCATCTTCAGCAGACGCAGGGCTTGGGTCTTGGCATCGTCCAGCGCATGATGTCCGGTGCCTACTCGCTCGATCTTGGTCTTCATGAACATCGCAGCGATGGTGCGGTAGCAGCGATCATTCCAGTAGTGCCAAGGCGTATCCATCTTCAGCGCCCGGTAGGCAGCGGCCACCAGCGTGTTGTCAAAGTTCGCTCCGTTACCCCAGACCAACACCGTGTCAATTGGCGGCATCCACATGGTGAACTTAGTCAGCGCGACATTCAGGCTGAACTCACCCTTGAACGCAGCGGCGCGAGCCTCAGCAGACTGCTTACCCCACCACTCCAACGTGCTCTTCTGTGCACGAAGTCCTGCTGCTTTGCAGGACTCAGGGTCAATGGTGACGTAGAATTCTTCACCCAACCCGTTCTCATCGAACTTCACAGCACCGATACTGAGGATGGTATCCCCCGGCCTAGTGCCTAGTGTCTCAATGTCCATCATTACGTTCTTCATTACCGACATTTTTATCTCCTGATGCAGATAGCAGAACGGCCCGATAGGGGGAACCCATCGAGCCAAGACCCTCGGTCTAGCGCCGAGGAAACGAAAGCATAGCCCCAGCGGGGCTATGCGTCAACGCCCGCCTGAGCGGGGACCTTTGAAATTTTTCGCGCTGTTGGCGCTGAAGCTCTTGAGCCGCACGTTTCCGGGCTTGCTCTTCCCACCATCCTTGATGGGGGTCACATGATCGAGGGCTTTGCCCTTTCGAGAATCCTTACCGTGTTCCTTGTCCCAGGCACGGCGTGCACGCTGCCGCTCGGACTGCTTGGCTCTGCCTCCGTTGGCGAGGAAGTCAGCGTACTCCTTCTTGTGGTCTCGGTCGGACATATCCTTGTAGGGCATGGCTCTTCTCCAAAATCAAGTTCCAGTTGAACCCAGTTCATCCGTTGGCTCCGTTGTGTGGGCAGCTTGTTACCACGCAGTGTTTCCTGCACAGACCTGACGGGTTGGGGTTCCAGACGCCAGACTTGTACGCCCCTTCCAGCCTGCCGATGTCCTGCATCCACTGCCGCCAGTAGTTCTTCTCCTGCGTCCGGTCGTAGTCCGCCCGCTTGAAGTCGTTCGCCACGACGAAGAGCAACCCTGCCCTGACCCTGCGGATCGCCGGGAAGTGCTTGAAGACCATGAGCGCCATCAGTTCCAACTGCGCCGTGTCGGCGTACTTGGCAGACTTGCCAGTCTTGTAGTCCACGATCCGGGCGATGCCTGTCTCCTCGTTGACGATGAGCAGGTCAGCCACACCCCGGCACCATACATCTTTCGCGTCGAAGGCACAAGCCTCTAGCTGCTGCGTCAGGCCCATCTTGTACTCACACAGCTTGGTCCCCTCGATGGACCGCAGGGTGTCGAGGTGCGACTTGACGTAGCTGAACGCCTCAGGCAGGGGGGTGCCATCGCGCACATAGTGCTCAGCCGCTTCGTGGAAACTGCTCCCGTACAGCGTTGCTTCTGTGAACGGCGGCTCCGTGAAGTTCCTGTAGACCTTGACCTCAGCAAACTGCTTCGGGCATGTCTTGAACTTCTTCAGGGACGAATACGACCAAGCACCGGGCAGACTCATCACTGCTCCTTCGTAGCCCGAATAGCGTTGTACGTCAGCTTGGCTTCAGCCATCGCAACCAGTGCGTGTTCAAGCGCGGCATCTATGTCGTTTTGCAACATTGCCTGATGTAGTTCCTTCAGTGCCTTCTCCGCCATCATGCACGGGTAGGCGTAATCAACAATCCCCATATGTCCTTCCTATTCCACTTTCACAGTTGATAGGGCACCCCTGTGCCCACTTGGGAACCCAGCGCATACATTCTTCAACGTATGCCTGAGCTTGTTCAGCTTCTTCCTCACGGGCAATGGCAGCTACAGCATCATGCACAGTCAGGACCACATGCAGCTTCTTGGAGATCTTCAGTAGCTGCTGCATCACAACGATGCGGGCCAGCGCTTGCACCACGTTCTCAACCAGCTTGCCACCGTAGATGTCCACCAGCCCAGTCTCATCCTTGTACTGCCACGCCTCCATCGCCATGCCGTTCTTGTTCTTCACCCCACGGTGCAGTTGCGGGTAGCTGATGTACAGCCCACTGGGCAGCTTGATCCCTTTGCGCCCTTCGACCAGCACGACACCTTCACGACCGAACCACATGGTCTTGTCACTGTGCATGGTCTCAATAGCTGCCTCACCTTCACGCCACAGCCTTGTGATGGCAGGGACTGACTGCCGGTATGTGTCAATGATCTGCTTGCATGCGTCCAGTTCCAAGTCCATGTTCATTTCGGACGCCTTCAGTGTCACCTGAAGTTTCACTGCACCGGTCTGGTATCCGCAACCAAGCACCACAGTTTTACCTACGAACCGTTCACGCTTATCGGCTTTCGTTACCTCTCTGCCGAATATCTTTCCAGACATCTTGCAGTACACATCAACACCGTTGGCGAAGTCTTCTACAAGATCTTCCTGCCCCGCCAGCCACGCAAGCATCCGCGCCTCGATGTTGGACGAGTCGCAGTCAATGATCACGTAGCCCGGAGGTGCCTCGATACAGCGCTTGAGCTTGTTAGCCTGCGCCCCACGAGCCGGGAGGTTTTGCAGGTTTATACCATCAGTGCCGCCCAAGCGGTGGGTTCTCGCAGCGGAATATCGCAGGGGCACCGGGAACAGCGGGCTTCGCCCCGCCATGTCAATGAACCGTTGCGTGCGGGTCTCCTCCAAGGTGCTCTTGACTCCCATCCGCGCAGCCACCACAGCCTGCACCCGCTCGTCGGGGTGGTCCAGCAGGGCCTTCATAGCCGGGTCAGTCTTGGCGAAAGCGAACGCTTGCTTGCCCGTGGTCGGGCTGATCTTCATCGGCGGAACAACCCCAAAACTCTCCAGCACCAAAGCGAACTTCGGGTTGGACATGAGGTCTTCCTTGGCGATGCCCGCGTTGGACAGCAGTTCCTCCTTGCGGCGGATCACATCTGCCAGATGCTCCTCCAACTGCGCCTTGTTGAGGTGTAGGACAGGCTCGGTGTACATCCTGATGAGCTTGTCGATGAGCTTGAGTTCCTGCGTAGGGTAGGGGTCCCGATGATCGAACGTCTCCGGGTTATACCAACCGTTGGACATAAGGAAGAACAACTCATGGCATAGCTCTACGTCATGCAGGCAGTAGTCAGCGTACTTGGCGAACTCCTCCGGAGTGAAGTCAGCCCTGCGTTTGCCCATCGCGTTCTGCACCTCAGTGCCCTTGTCCTCCAGCCCGTAACGCTTGGCAAGCAAAGCCAGCGAGTTGCCCTTCATCCCGAACATGGCACGGGCCATAGACAGGGTGTCCAGCCACGCAGCAGGCTTCACCCCGAACCGCCACGCGAGAATGGCGGCATCGAACAATGTGTTGTGCGCCAGCACCGCGTACTTGCCCCACTCGATGGCATCCAGCCGGTACTGCACCTCTGCTTCGGTGCCAGTGATGATCTCCTTCTTTCCGTCCGGCCAGCGTATGCCCAGCATGATGACCTCGAAACGTGGGTCCCGAACGTAGGCTTCCATCGTCATCTTCGATAATGAAAACTCCTTGTCGTAGTACGTTTCGAAGTCTACCGTTAGGATGTCCACAATGACCTTTCATGGAACCACTCTTCAAGCAGTTCCGTTGTGTCTTCACGCACTACCATAGCCGAGCCCCCGGCTTTGTGGATCTCCGCCATCTCGCGCTCTTGCAGGGCGGTGGGCTTGTTAAAGCCTGCCTTGCATTCTACACCCAAGAACATGCCTCGATAGCACACGATGATGTCTGGTATACCCGCACGACCGTAGCCGTTCTGCGCAGGAAAGAAGTAGTAGCCCTTGTACTTCTTGATGATGTCCACGCAGCGGGACTTAACTTTCGATTCGGGGGTGGCCATCGTTGAACTCCTCTACTTCAATCAGTTTCTGGATGTAATGCGCTGCTTTACGTAGGTCTTGCACGCCACCCTTGTGCTTCCAGCGGGACAGGTACTTGACGGCATTACCGTCGAGGTAGCCGAGTTCCCAGTCGAGGATTACGTTCCACGTTTCGTACTTAAATTTCTTGTAGTGTGTGCCGCCATGCTGCACATCATCAGCGTTTTGTGTTGGTTGCATTTTGGGGGTTGGTTGATTGGTTTTGGGGTTGAGGGGGAGAAACAGATTCCTAGCCCCCTCGGTCTAGGTTGGGGAGAGCATCACGCGCTACAAACTCCAGCGGGCACGCGTGATGCGTAAGAAAGGCTTCACATCTGTTGGGCTAGAACCAGTCCTACGGTATGCACTGCCCGCTAAATTAGTGCTACGCCTACGGCGCAGGCTTCTTGGTACTTGGATTTATGTGGGGCAGCATTGACAATGCAGCGTCCTTCTCGGTAGGAGTAGAGGAAGGGCCAGGGACGATCCGCTCCTCGGTCCAAAATTTGTGCAGGTTTGCACATTGGTAGCGACGGCGGCGCGATCCATCTTTGCGCATCCGCGTATCCAGAACTTCCGTCCATGTTCCGCACT